TAAGAGTAGCCGCTCTAGAGTACCGGCGAAATTCGCCGCCCGTCATAGGAATGATTTTTACGCAAATCTGCTCCTCTTCTGGTAAGTGTCTATTGTCACCGTGTTCCGGCACGTACAGAATCGCATCTGCTTCGCTTATAGTCATTTTGTTTTCCCCGTAATTAATTTTCTAAGTGTTACTGATTCCAAGCAACTGTTAATTCATCGCCACCGCTAGTCCCTAATGCTGTAAAAGGAATGCTTAGAACAGCTTCTTCAGCTTCAGGAACTTCGATAGCTCCAAAGTTTAATTCGCATTTTGCCATTGTCAAAACTACCTTGTAGCCCGTCGTGCTTCCTAGTGTAATTACCACCGCCACCGATGAAAAAGTAGGGTCGCCGGTTGCCGTCAGCTGCACATATCGTTGAGCGTATTCCTCGATAAAATCTTTACGCGCTCGGACACTAATGGTCCCGGTCACAGAACGGTAACCTGAGATAAAATCAGACGTGCCTTTTTCAAAAGCTTCGTCACTGATTGGTTTATTATTGTTTGCCAACGTAACATCGAAAGACGTTATCGGAAGGGTAACGCCACCTAGAGTCAGGCCCCCACCAATCCCGTTGATAGGACTAGCCGTTCCAGTGGTTTCGGTGTACGTGGAAGGTACGATAGCCTCGTCGTTGGCATACGTTCCAGATTTAACAACCAACGTATCGGCGGAAGATTTCGAAGTCACGATTGTCTCATCGCCGTTGACCGAGATAACCGAACCAACCATAAAGTTGACACCATCACCACTTAGCAAAGGGAGAGATGTACTCGTCACCGAAGAAGAAGCGCAAGTTCCCGTACCTGTCAGAGCGTAGTTAAAAGCCCCGCCACTGAAACTTACTTTTGGTTCCTCGCCCCCGCTGCCCGAAATGCTCATTTCGTTGATCCAACAACCAAACAAGTCTTCGCGAAAAACGCCGTTTGCTGTACGAGCCATCCGAAGAGTAGGCAATGCGTTTGTGTCAGAGAGCTTATAAGTTTTAGCCGTACTTGCGCCAAAAGCACCACCCATAGCAGCCTCGAACATGTGCCCGATATCTGGTTCGGTTGTGCTACCTACGGGCAACAAATAACTTTCACAAGACCAAGAGATCTCCTGCTTGCCTGTAATGCGTTCCATAACGGATCGTGTAGTTCTGGCATCCATACGATCGTTTCGAGCGACGTTAAACTCAAAAGCCGTACTCAACACTTTAGCTGCATCGCCAGTGGCTAGGTGCTTTTGATTGTCTGTCCCGTAACGCCCGCCAGGGTATGCGGCATCCTCTTTAGTTACAAAGAAGCGTAAATTTCTTCCCAACGCATGATCTGTTAAAGCGCCCATAATTAATTCTCCTCAGTCTTTTCGACAGTTTTTTTCTTGGTTTTGGTTTTAGGCTTTTCGCTATCCACCAAAACGAATCTGCTGGTAGCCAAAGCTTCTTTTGCCTGCGCTTCGGGAAGGTCTAAAACATCCCCCGCCTTCACAGGGACATCGCCAAAGTTTATAGGATCAACACTGGTATATTTAACTTTCATCATCAACTCCTACGACTGCCCGCTGGTTCGCATGTAAGCAACGTTCACTCTTAAAACCATAGACCCTTCGCCCAAAGCACCTGGAGCGCCTTCGTCAGTCTCCGCAGATACTACCGTTGTCGATATTGCCTTGGAACCTCTTGTCGTGTCTACATTCAAAACCGCAATAATGTCGTCTAATAGGTTGCTGAGTTTTGTTGCACGGTCTGTCTGTGTTTGCCCAACCACATGACAAATTAAATCGATAGGCAAAAGCACACGGATTTGATCACCCGGCAAATACTGCAAAGTCTCCGCAAGCGGTATGTAGCCAACCCAAGGCTTTAACGCAGGCGGAACCTCGGCCCAAGTCTTCGCCTCTTTGCCTACAGTCACGACAGTGGTGTTATAACCGTTGCCAGTCGTGACACTCGCAAGCGTTGTGCTTACGCTGTTCAATATGCTGGTTCTAGCAGGTGTTCCCATTATTTTACCTTAGAAGCCTTAGCATCAACAAAAGCTTTGACGGCAAAATCAGCAGTGATTTTTTCAATCTCAGGTGCGGCCATATCCGCTGCCCACCCTAGATAGTTCGATTTTGGATGATTAACAAAATTGCGAAGTGCGTATTGGGTTGTGACCACGGCAGGACTATCTTTTGTCCGTTTCTTTTTAATGGTCGCCAAGACCCCGGCGTAACCCGAACTCGCACTGGAATTTTTATACATGTAGATGAGCCGTTTACCACCCTTCCAGTTCAAAGGACTGCCGGTTTGTTTGGCTTTCTTTGTCATGGGAATGGCCAGCCGCTTATTTTTTCGCCTGATAACCCCGCCCCGGTCACGAATCCCCGCATAAGGGAGAGGTGAGTAAGAACCAGTCATGAGGCTACCGTTAGCTTTTTCTACAACTGGGGCTTCTTTAAAAGAGCCCGCCAGCCCGCCCGTGGATTTTTTAAAGTTTGTTCGACAAGAAATATCAATGTAGAGCGTCAAAGTCTGCGCTGCTTCCATTGCTGCCTTAAATTTTTTAATGGCTAATTCATTCCGAACACTTTTAAAAAATTCGTGTATGTCTTCAGGTTCGCCCGCCATTAGTATTTATCCGAGTCATCGCTGCCAGGACTGTTTTGACCACTGCCGGGGTAGTCGTCACGACCCACCGCAGCAAAGGGACGAATATAATCGTCGTCGCTTTCGATGGCTTCTTTTCTGGAAATATTGAAGGCAGACTTGTAACGCACACCAGAATTGCCACGGTTCTGCTTAATAAGATCCGAAAGCAATTCCTGATAATGCGCTACAAAGACAGTCATGTCCGCGCTCATACCAAGAGCCCCACGAGCCAATTCGCGGGAGTATTTTGCTATGATTGCTCGAACGCAAGAAATGGTCGTAAGCATAACATCGCTGCTATACTCCGTCAAAAGGGCGTCAATAGTCTCGTTGGCCAAGATCTGGTCGTTGGTATTTGTGTCTCCTATTTTGAGACGAACCTTGTCCCGGTTTGTACTCAAAGACTCATCAAATGACCAAGCCATGCCCTACCCCTTTTCGACTACATCTGCGACCTTCCGCCGTCTGCTTTTTTTCTTCGCCTGTTTTTTAGCTTGAGATTTGGTTGGTTTAATAAACTTAATCCAGCCAAGATTCTTATGTGCTTGAAACTGACGAATAGGCCACGTTGGAGCTTCCGGTACGGGATCACCAATTTGGCGATCCTCGTACCGGCCCTCCGACGTAATGACCTTGAGTGGTTTCCCCGCCACCCACATAATTATGCGCAGTTGATGAAACGAGCGCCCAGAACGGTCGAAACCTGCTTCTGGTCATAGCTCATTTCCATCTCAATGCGGTCACTACGCAAGTGATCCATACGGAAACGGCTAACGCGCTGGCCGTCTGGACCTGCACCGGTATAGCCACCCCAAGCAAACGTATAGCCTGCCGATGGTTGCATAAGTGATGGTGAGTCAGGCACATACATGAGAACCGCCGAGGTTCCAGTAAAAATACGGCTAATGCTATCAGCCGCGCCCTGAAGTGCTGTGTTTTCAACACCGCGAGCAACCACAACCTTCTTAAGACCCAAAAGACCTGAGAGCATATCTTCGGTGACAACACCTGTCTGAGTGTATCTAATTCGATCCACTACATCCGCTGAGTTCTTCAGCGCGTTGTAGGCGTCAACACCTAGAACAAGCGTGTTTCCACGGAAACCAGTCTTGGCTTCGATAGAATCCGCTTCGGCATCGATATCTTCAATCGGTGTACCTGTGGCGCTGTTCCACTTAGATGCAGCTTTGTTGATATCCAAACCGGTTGTTGAACCAGTCCAGGTTCCGCCGCTAAAGAAGCTGGCTGCCCAGTCTTTGTCACGTCGGATCATCATTTGCTGAGTCAGAAACTTGGTCGCGTCTGAATCCATATTTAATGGAGCGTCAGCATTAGCACGGATTTGATCTGCTACGTCTTTGTGCAGCGCTTTTACGGCACAAGAGTAAGACGCGGTGGACAAATCGTAACCAGCACCCGCAGACTCAGTGCCAGGGGCACGGTCTTTGGCCTCAGAGCGCATGAAATCGCCCTGATCGTACTGAAAATACAGATCGCTTTGCTTTGGCACATTAATTAGCGGGAATAATTGGGTAGAAATAAACTTAGTATTTTCCTGTAGATACGCGATCGACACATTGGTCAACGGAGCATTTACGTGAACATCACTGCGAGTTGGATTTGGCATTTTAAAGTCCTCCTATAAATGCTTTGTTAAGCTTGCTTGCCGTTCTTCTGAAAAAGCAGGCTGATAATGTCACCGTCCGAGGTAGGATCTTCTAAAGAAACACCCAAACGATAAGACCCTGTATCCGACACCTTAGCAGCGGAGTTTGCATCACAACCTACGTTGTACCCTGCCCCAAGACCTGATTCAGTTCCGACGTAGACTGGAGTCACACCCGCAACGCAGATAGTCGCCGCTTCGCCCGCCGCTGGCTTGTTCTGTAGAACGCCAATAGGGTTGCCGTCATCACCAGTCAACGCGGCTTTTCCGTCAGTATCGACAGAGACAAAGTAGTATTGCTTTGCGGAAAGATCCGCAGCAGCAACGAGGGTAATGCATGTTTTGTTTTCTGAGATTGCCATGATTGAGTCTCCTTACTTGGCTTGCTCGTTAAGATAAGCAGTATAGAGTTCGGGGTTTTGGTTCATCGCGGTTTCAAAAGCTTTCGCATACGAAACGCCGGACTTAGAAACCGCTTCGCGAGCAATTCCGTCCAGTTTTCCGTAAGCCGAAGCGCTATCGCCACCGTTCGACATACCGGACCCCAACTCAGCGAGCAGACCGGTTTTCTCGATTGTTGCACTTACTGACTTGAAGATATTTTCCACATCTTCAGCAATTTTTGGCGCTACCGAATGAAGTGACTTAAGCATCAAACCAACTTCTTCAGGCGATTTGCCAGGGACGTAAGGAAAATCTTTCTGCGCTTTCGCAATATAGTCTTTGCGTAGCCGCTCGTCGCGCTCAACCTTTAAAGCTTTTTCTAGCTTCTCGGCTTTTGCGATTGCTTGCTTTTGAGACTTGAAAAGGGCCGTCATTTGCTTACGAACGTTTTTAGGAAGAGCTTTCAAAGACTTTTCTACGTCTTCTTTTTCTTCTTCTTCTTCTTCCTCTTCTTCAGCCTTTTCCGCTTCTTCTTCGTCAGCGATGGTAGTGCCTTCAGACTCTTTGCCCTCTTCGAACTCTTTGTCTTCTTTTTCGGCTTCCT